AAGCGGTAAAGGCCGGAACATGGAAGCCGGATAAATAAGAAATATGGGGAAACTGTTAATTCGCGCCGGGCCTTTCCTGGCTTGCACGCCCTCGTTGGCGGCGGCGGTTGGAGCGGCGGCGTGGCTTGCGGTTCACGGGCCGTCAATTGCAACAATTACCCGTGGAACGTGAACACGAACATTGGCGTGTGGTGCGTGTGTGACTAATCAGTATATTACAGGCGCAGAAACATTATTTGTTACTGGCAAAGATTTATCTATTTTTTCGATAAGTCAGACGGTTTTCCCGTTCCGGGACACACCTGGACAAAATAACAAAGGCACCGCCTTTTAGTAGAAGAGTATTTGAAAATTGGTAGGGCAATTATGAAAACAGTTAAAGGATTACATGAGAAAATGCACACCTTTGACAATGCCAATACTTCTTTTAGAAAGGCCGCAAAATGCAAGCGGTACAGCAAAGAAGTATTGGCTTTTTCTATGTCAAAGGAAGAGGAACTTTTGAGAGCGTGCGAGGAAGTGAAAAACCTTACATACACCCAGGGAGCATACACCATATTTAAAGTGTGGGAACCAAAAGAAAGGTTAATCATGGCACTGCCGTTTTATGACAGAGTAGTGCAACACATGATTGTAAATATCATAGGGCCAGTATTTGAACAGGGATTTTATTATCACTCTTATGCTTGCCGTGAGGGAAAGGGGATGCACGCAGCAAGTGAACAGTTATCACAATGGATGTATGAATTGATGATAAAAGAGGGATTGCGGCTTTATGGATTTAAAGGGGATATACACAAATATTTTGCATCAATTCCACACGATAAATTAAAAGAAGAAAACAGGCGATACATAGGGGACAAGAAAGCCCTGTATTTAATGGATGGTATTATTGATAAAAACGGAATACTGCCGGACGGTGTAGGAATACCAGTTGGAAATCTTACAAGCCAGTTATTTGCCAATGTATATGGGAATAAACTGGACAAGTTTGTGAAGCATACCTTACACGCAAAGTATTACATCAGATATATGAATGATTTTATAATACTTTCCGCAGACCTGGAACAGTTGAAAGAATGGCGGAAACGGATAGAAGAATTTTTAGAAAAAGAAATGGAGTTACAAATAAATCCCAAAAGTACCATTTTATATGCCGGAAACGGGATTGATTTTTGCGGATATATCCACCACCCGGAATATAAAAAGGTTCGCAAAGCATCCGTGCGGAAGTTAAAGAAGAACGTAAAACAATTAGAAGCCGGGGAATTGGAACGTGTAGAGTTTGAAAAGAAATATCAAAGCAGATTAGGACATATGGGACACGCTGACACCTACCACCTTACAAAGGCCATTGAATATGAATTGTTATTCTGGGAATGGGAACAAACGGAAAGCGGCATTGCAATTCCGGCATAGCGTGAAGAAATAACCGGGTCAGAATTTGAACACGGCAAGGGGTATGATGCACATAAGGGCAAAAAGAAAGGAGAGGACAACAAAATGGATTTACAAACACTTTTGCTTGCTATGAGCATCCCAAGCGGTGTGACCGCTTTTTGTTTTTGGCTTGTCGAAGAAAAGATGAAAAGAGAAAGGCGAGAACAGGAAGAAAAAGAAAAAGTGCGGCAGAAAAGTGAAGTCTTATTGATTAAAAGTGTTATGGCTTCCATAACCCTGGGAGAAGCGGCAGCCACCGCACTGAAAAACGGACACGCAAACGGGGAAACAGAAGCCGCCCTGGAATACGCCCGGAAAATTAAGCATGAGCAAAAGGACTTCTTAACAGAACAGGGCATAAAAGGACTTTATGAGTAACAGCAGACAAGCGGAAAGGAGAAAGCACAATGAAAAAAATTGATTGGGTAAGAAAGTTGACAAGCCGGAAGTTATGGACGGCGGTTGCATCCTTTGTTTCCATGATGATTGTTGCGACTGGCGGAGCAGAGAACACCGCCACACAGGTAACGGCACTCATTATGGCCGGGGCATCCGTTGTGGCCTATATCATTGGCGAGGGGCTTACAGACCAGGCAAACGCCGGAGTGGAAACAACGGTGGAAGTGACAGAAGAGGAAGCGTAAGGGTATGGAAAAACAGGAATTTATAAAACAAATTGCCGGATATGTGAAAAAGTATGCTGCCGGGTACGGGATTAAAGTACATAGCCCTATTATTGCACAGGCAATACTTGAAAGCGGTTGGGGAGAAAGCAAACTGGCCGCCGTGCACCATAATTATTTTGGACTGAAATGTGGGACAAAATGGACCGGCAAGAGCGTAAACCTTAAAACCATGGAAGAATACACGCCGGGAACCCTTACACAAATTAAGGATAATTTCCGAGTGTATGACAACATGGAAGAGGGTGTGAAAGGATATTTTGAATTTATCCAGTTAAAACGCTATCAGAATTTGAAAGGCATCACGGACCCGGAAGAATACCTTAAAACCATTAAGGCGGACGGGTACGCAACAAGCAGCAAATACGTTGAAAATACCATGAGGATTGTTACACAGCACAATCTGCAAAAGTATGATACGAAAGGGGAAGAGAGCATGGCAAAAAAAGCAAGTGCCGTATTAAGCCAGGCAAGGGCCTGGATTGGAAGAAAAGAAGCAAATGGAACGCACAGGGAAATCATTGATGTGTACAATGCCCACAGACCGCTTGCAAGAGGGTACAAAGTAAAATACACAGATGCGTGGTGTGCAACCTTTGTTTCTGCCGTAGCCATTAAATGTGGACTGACAAGCATTATTCCAACGGAATGTGGTTGCGGACAGATGATTGAATTATTCAAGAAACTGGGAGAATGGCAGGAAAGTGACAGCAGAACGCCGAAGCCTGGGGATATTGTATTTTATGACTGGGACGATACGGGAGCCGGGAACAATACCGGGTGGCCGGACCATGTGGGCATTGTAGAGAGTGTAAGTGGCGGCAGCATTACCGTTATTGAGGGAAACAAGAACAATGCCGTGGAACGCCGCACAATTTCTGTAAATGGCCGTTATATCCGTGGGTATGGTGTGCCGAAGTATGACAGCGAAGCAGGAACCGGGACCACACAGCCTGGAAAGAGCGTTGCAGAGGTAGCCAAAGAAGTAATTGCCGGGAAGTGGGGAAACAACCCACAGAGAAAAGAACGCCTGGAAGCCGCCGGGTATGATTACCAGGCGGTGCAGAACCAGGTAAATGCGATACTGAACGGCAATGCAAAACCACAGAAGAGCGTTGCAGAGGTAGCCAAAGAAGTAATTGCCGGGAAGTGGGGAAACAACCCACAGAGAAAAGAACGCCTGGAAGCCGCCGGGTATGATTACCAGGCAGTACAGAACGAAGTAAATCAGTTCTTGAAGTAAAAAGAAACACTTCCTAAAGGTCAAAGGAAAAAGAATATGTCACACAGGGCACGTCAATAAAAGGCGTGCCCTATTATAATGCTATGCGTCCAATAATTCTTCATAGGAAGTAGATAGAACATCACGAATGCCACGCAACTGGGAAAGTTGTATGTGCTGAATACCACGTTCTATTTTTACCAAGGCTTCCCGTGTGATTTCAATATCAAGTAATTGTAATTCACGCACTAAGGCGGTTTGCCCCATGTGGCGAGATTTGCGTATTCGCCGTATATTGCGGCCAATTGTATTGTTTTCATCTTCTTTTATTTTGACTTGAAACATTTACGGCCCCTTTCTGGACTAATACCAGTCCTTTTTACTTTATTTTAGGGGCATGGGTGTGATATAATGGGACTAATACCAGTCCAGTTTTTTAATTGACGTTAGATGACAGGGTATAAAAACGATAAAGGAGAATAGGCCATGGGACTTTTTGGAAAGAAAAAAGAAGCAAAAGAGCAGAAACCAATTGAAGAGGTTATGGCACAAAATGTTTTCGGAAAAACACTGATGCCAGGAGAAAAGATTGATTATTGCATCCAGGGTAAAGGCCAGGCGGAAAAATTAGTTTTTTCAACGGCAGTATTGGCAACAACAGAAAAGAGGTGCCTTTATTTTGAGCAGGACGGAAGCCAAACAAAAACGGAAACGCTTATGTATGACAAGATTGTTGCCATATCCCAAAATACAGGGTTTGAAAAGAAAATGGGAAACTATATTGGAATAACAATTACAACGGCAGACGGAAAAGACAGAATTGTGCGTTGTGTAAGCAATGAAGCAAACCAGGCAAAAATAAATGAAATCATTTTCGTAATAGAAAGTAGAAGATAAAAGAACCCCCAATATGCAAAAAAACAGTGTATTGGGGGTTAAATAATTTTATTAAAATATGTCGTAATATGTATTGACATATGCCGACATATGCGATATAATAAAGACAGTTAAGGAAGAACCTTAACAAATACATGGGCAAGCATAGAAAGGAGATAACATGGAAGAGAACATGACAGATAAGCAAATGGAAGTCATTTTAAATCTGGTAGCCGACAAGTTCAGTAATTGCAAGAACATGGAAGAGGTTGCCAAGGCCGTGCAGGAAGTCAGAAACATGGCAAAAAAAGAAAAGCCTAACGAATAGGCTTTAGGGGTTCAGAAAGGGCGGTGGACTTGCCAAAGCCGCCCAATCTGTTAAAAGAAATTATACACCATTTGGCAAGAGAAAGGAAGCGTGAATTTGCCAGAATAGAAAGAGGTTGAGAAAATGCCAAGAACAAAAAGCGGAGAGTTTAACCAGATTGCGTACCAAAATGAATACAACAAAATGAATTATGACCGTATAGAAATTAAGGTGCCAAAAGGGAAAAAGGCAGTAATAAAGGAAGCGGCCAAGGCAGCAGGGCAAAGCGTAAATGAATTTATAAACCAGGCAATTGATGAACGAATGGGAAAAACAGAATAAGCAGGAACCAGGGCGGCCAATGTGTCGCAAGAAAGGACGATATTATGAAAACATGGTATTGCGTAACATCTTCATTTGATGATAGAGGAAGAGCCATAGCGGCAATTACAGCAACAAAAGAAGCGGAAGAGTGCCCAGAAAGCACATACACAAACACAAGCCGAAAAGACATTTATAATGATTGGTTTGGAAGCGAAGAGGAAGCAAAGAAATGGGTTGAACAGGCCCGTTGTGCATAGCAGAAAGGGCGGCAACTACGCCGCCCGGCAATTAAAACGGCCACGTTGTCCATGGGCGGCGTGAGGGTCCGAAGCCCCTATAAACAGTTGACGGGTTGCAATGGTGGGCGTTGCGGTGTAGGTTGACAAGTTACAGCCAGGGTTTAATGAGAACCGGGCGGCGTGCAAGCAGGACAGGCAAACAGGCGGCACGCCTGGGCGGTTGGGAACCGTCCTAATCAAAATATAGAACTGGGAGCCTGGACCCCACAACGCCCATAACAATGCAATATAAATAAAAAGTATAATCAAGGGGGATAGAAGAAAGCGAGGAATTTGACATGGGAAAACACTTAACACAAAGCGATAGAATTAAAATGGAAACCATGTTAAATTCCGGGCATACGCCGGAAGAGGTAGCAAAGTATTTAGGAGTACACAGAACAACCGTTTGGAGAGAAAGAAAAAGGGGAGCCTATACACACAGAAATAGCGACTACACAGAAGAGATACGTTACAGCAGTGATTTAGGGCAAAAGGCACATGACTGGAACGCCCAGGGAAAAGGGCGAAGTATTAAAATAGGAAATGATTTGCCGCTTGCGGAGTATATAGAAAATAAGATTGTGAATGATAAATACAGCCCGGAAGCCGCACTGGCAGCAGTGGCACAAAGCGGAATTGAATTTAAAACAACCATAAGTGTGCGGACACTTTACAGGTATATTGATGACGGCATTTTTCTGAAATTGACAAATAAGGACTTGCCAGTGAAAGGAAAGAGAAAGAAACACAATAAAAAAGTAAAGGTACAGAAACGGGCGGCAGCAGGGCAGAGCATTGAAAAACGCCCGGAAGAGGTGGAAAACCGGGAAGTGTTTGGACATTGGGAAATGGACACCGTGAAAGGCAAAAGAGGGGTAACAAAGTCCTGTATGCTTGTTTTGACAGAGAGAAAGACCAGAAATGAAATAATAGTAAAATTGCAGGACCAGAAAGCAGAAAGCGTGGTGGATGCCCTGGACAGAATAGAACGGAAATGGGGCGATATGTTCAAAAACATATTCAGAAGCATTACGGTTGATAACGGCGTGGAATTTTCGGATTGTGACGGCCTGGAAAAGTCAGCAATACACCCAGGAGAGAAAAGAACATTTCTGTTTTACTGTCATCCATACAGTAGTTGGGAACGTGGAAGCAATGAAAACACAAATAGACTAATCCGCCGCCATATTCCAAAAGGGGAAGATTTTGACGAAAAACAGGACAGGGACATTGAATATATAGAAACCTGGATAAATAATTATCCAAGGGGGATTTTTGAGTTTCAAACAGCGGCAAAACTCTTTGAAGAGGAAATAAGGAAACTGGCATAATTTTTTTTGAAAAACTTGTTGCATAACTATTGACAAAATATACAGGTAAGTTGTAAAATCAAATGCAACAAGAGTAAATAAGTTGTTGCATCTGATTTATAAATTAAATCGAGAGAGTGTAACAAGAGAAATAAAAAACTCTTGTTGCACTCTTTTTTTATTGCAAAAAAACAGAAAGAAAGGTGGAAAACATGAGAAAAGGAAACAAAAGACTGACCTTTGCAGATAGGGAAAAGATTGAAAAGATGCTTAAAACCGGGGCAAGGGTTACAGAGATTGCAGAAGCGGTGGGCGTGCATAGAGCGACTATTTACAATGAAATGAAGCGTGGCGGCGAACCGTACAGGGCAGAGGTAGCACAGAGGACGATTTAAGACAGTAGCAGGAAAGCGAGGAACTTAACATGAAAGCCAAAATATTAAGAGATACCACAATAGACGGACTGGCAGAAAAAATAAACAGAGAGTTTGAAAACTCAAAAGCACCATTTTTACAGCAAGTATGCACGCAGTACAAAACGGCGGTAGTTCCTAAAATGAGAGGGAAAGAAATTGTGGGGCACGAGGTTGAGTATTCAGCACTTATTTTCATTGAAGAGGTAGGAGAAACAAAGAAACCAGAGAAAGAAGCAATGCGGCAGCAGGAAAGTTGGATATATAGACCGTTAAGCACGGACCCGGATGTGGAAAGAAAATTGGAAGCGGTGGAAAAAGCCCTGGGGTTCAAATTGTTTATTTGGCAAAAAACATTTATTGAAAGGGGAGTTTTCCGGCAGTATGGAGAAACCACAGCCAGGATTTTAAAAGACCTTTTGGACACAAAAGCACAGCCGTTGGACTATGCAGAACCTTGCGGAAGTGTAAGAGAAAATTTTTACCGCATGGAAACCAGAAATATAAAAGAAAAACTGGATAATGCAGGAATAGCAACACGGGTGGTTTTCTTTACTAAGGAAGAAAAAGTGGCATACATGAAAATGAAGAATTAAGAAAGCGAGGAACTTAACATGACACTGGGAAGCCTTTTTGACGGTATCGCAGGTTTTCCACTGGCAGCAGAACGGCAGGGAATAAAGACCGTATGGATAAGCGAGATTGAAGCGAATTGCATAGAGATAGCAAAGCGGCACTTCCCGGATGCGGAGAACCTGGGAGATATTACCGAGATTGACGGGGGAAGTATTCCGGCGGTTGACATTATCAGTTTTGGAAGCCCTTGCCAGGATTTAAGCGTTGCAGGGGGACAAAAGGGGCTTGACGGTGCCCGTTCCGGCCTGTTTATGGAAGCGGTGCGGATAGTAAGGGAAATGAGGAAAAAGACAAATGGAGAATATCCAAAATACATTATATGGGAAAATGTGGCCGGGGCTTTTTCAAGCAATAAAGGAGAAGATTTCCGCCGGGTCCTGGAAGAAATCACAGAAAGCAACATTCCAATGCCTAAAAGTGGAAAATGGGCAAATGCCGGAATGGTTGGAATTGAGAGAGCAGGGGGGGGCGGTTCAGTGTACCGCATGGCGGATGCTTGATGCTCAATTTTGGGGAGTGCCCCAACGTAGAAAACGTATCTATCTTGTCAGCGATTTTGGAAGCGGACGTGCCGGACAAATACTTTTTGAGTGCGAAAGCGTGTTGGGGTATCATTCGCAGGGCACAGGAGAAGCAAAAGGAAATCCCAACCATATTGAAAATAGCGTTGTTGGAACGGATTGCAGAGGAATGGCAGAGGAACCAGGCGGACAAATGAAATTAGATTTTGGCCGAACCGCAGACAGAATTTACATAAATGCCACAAAGAGCGTAACACTTATGGGACGTGACAGGGGCGGCGGTGGGAAAACAGGGCTTTATCTTTTGCCTGTTTATACGATTGCCGGAAACGTGATTGGCCGGAAAAGTAGCAACGGCGGAAACCAGACAGGCATAAACAAGGACGTTGCACCGACATTGACAGGGGCAGACAGACACGCCATAGCATACGCACAAAGCGGATTTGCGGAGTGGAAAGAGGGTGTGGGCACATTAAAGCGGAGCCGTGGAGCCGCCGGGGGTGGAAGTGAAACATTGGCCGTGATAATGGAACGGATTGCAAGGGTAGTAAAATACCGTGTCCGCCGCCTTACGCCGCTTGAATGCGAACGTCTGGACGGCTTCCCGGATTATTGGACAAGGTACGGGGCAAGCGGCAAAGAAATGTCCGACAATGCCCGTTATATGACACTGGGAAACAGCATAGCCGTACCATGTGCGGAGCGTGTTTTTATAGGGATAAAGAAAGCAGAAAGCGAGGAATAAGAGTGGAAGAAAGAGGATTTTATTTTACAGCAGAGGAACGGGAAGAATTTGGAATTTCCGTTGCACTGGTATGGGAACCAACAGAAAAGGATTTGCAGTTATCAATCATGTTAGGAAATTATATGTTGGCCGTTGGCTTCACATTTTAGAAAGGTGGAAGAGAACATGGGGAAAATATTGATTATGGGCATCATTGGCCTGGTAGCTATTTTGGGAGCCGTTACATATTTAGGGGCCGCAGGGACGGCGATAATGTACGCACTGGGAGCAAATGACAGCCCAAAGAAACGCCGCCTTGCATTTGGCATCCTGGGAATGGTTATGGTTTGCGGTTTTGTTTGTGCGGTTATTTATTTACAGAAGAACGGGTGGGGATTTTGATGCAGACACAGGATATTATAAGGGTTTTACAATCATCAGACAGGTTGCAGATAAAAAAGGGAAAAACACTGATTTATGCCGGGTATGTAGCATCAATGGAACACACAGACATTGAAGAGGAAATATTGAGTGCGGAAGTTAAAAGGTTCCAGGCGGTGCCGGAAATACGGCACAAAGAATGGCAAAAGCGTGGACTTATGAAACCATTACAGCCAGAGGAAACGCCGGAATATAACTTTAGTGATTTGCAAATGTCAATCTATCACACAATCACAATTTAAGGAAGTGAAAGCATGGCGGAAATGAAAGTGGAAGTACACGTTTTGGATATGCCAGAAGTAAAAGCGATATTGGAGCGTTACAAAAAAATAAATAAACGGCGTGACTGGGTAGGAAAGACCAGGACCGGGAAAGGAAGAAAGAGAACATGGAAGCAGTGAAAGGAAATGCCCCGATAAATGGGGTTGTGGAGCCGGATTTTTTAGAATATCTGGAAAAGCAATTTAAAAGGTGGCAACAGTTAGCAGAAAACGGCGTGGCACTGGGAAGCCGGGAAGTAGCAAAATTGACAGATACTATTTATGGGGCAAGATTAAACGCCCGTTTTGGATTTGAAGCAGTGATGCACCGGGGGCCAGACGAAGAGGGGCAGGAACATTTTACAGTTCTGATTTACAAAAACAGGGATGCAGCAGCAACAGAAAAGCCGCTTTATTCTTTTGACACACCTATTTACAGATAAGAAAGAGAGGAAAAAACACATGGGATTTATGGATAATTTTACAACAGACGGAATGGTGGAAATGAAACACACCGAATATTACAACCTTATGAGGGAAGCCGCAAAAGCGGAACTGATAGAAAAAGCGGTAAAGGCAGATGTACCGGGCTTCTATATACAGGCAATGATTACCGGGGAAAAGCCGGAATTTCAAAACACACTGGAAGCAGAAGAGGAAAGCACGGGATTTGGTGCGGAATATGAGCAGATGACAGGGGCGGCAGTTTCTATTTTTGAAGCGTGGACGAAAGAAAATGGCGTGGAAAGTGCGGCGGCATCTATGCACCGCATTATTGACACCCTGGCACAGAACCGCATGGATGAATTAAAGACCATGGAAGCGAACCAGAAAGAAAATGAAGAACGTATGAAAGAAGCAGTAAAAGAAGCGGTGGAAACAATGGGACATATGTCTGTAATTTCCATGGGAATTGATTTTGGAAAAGGAAAGGAAAAACAGGACACAGAGGAAGCGGCTTGCCGAGACCGTTGGAGTTGCCGGACGTGTGGAAATTGCAAGCCTGTCCGCATAGATATGGACCTTTGCAGGAATTGCGAGGACGGAAGCAATTACACCAAAACAGATGACGAGGAAGAGGAAGCCCACGAATTGAAAGAAGCAGAGGGGCAGCAGGAAGAAAGCGAGGGTGCGGGAAATGGCAATGAATGAGTTAAGAAAAGAAATTGAAGCGGCGGCCCAGGCGGAACTTAACAGAGCAAATGCAATTTTTCCGCTTTTTTCTTCCCCACATGAGGGGTACGCCGTGACATTGGAAGAAATAGAGGAAGCAGAGGAAGCCATGGAAAATGTGAAATCTTCCATGGGCGTGATGTGGGACCGGGTACGGGGAAAGAGCATAGCACATTTCCTGGATAAGGAAACAACGCCAGTGGCAATTTACAGACAGGCCATAGATGCCGCTTGTGAAATGGTACAGGCGGCGGCCATGCTGCTGAAATATGAAATGAGTATGCCAAGCAAAGAAACAGAAGAGAGCATGGAAGAATACGGGCAGTAGAAAGGCGGTTACATATGGCGGTTTATGCGGTGGATTTTGACGGCACACTGGCCGTTACCAGGTTCCCGGAAATCATAGGACCACGCAAAAAGGTTGTGGCGGCGGTAAAGATGTTAAAAGCATCCGGTCATAAAATCATTTTATGGACAAGCAGGGACGGAAAGGAACTGGAAGCGGCAGTGGAATGGTGCAAGGCCCAGGGAATTGTATTTGATGCTGTAAACGCACCATTGCCGGAGCAGATACAGCGGTGGGGCAATGACACAAGAAAGATTTATGCAGACTTTTATATTGATGACAAGGCCATGAGGGTTGAAGAGTTAGAAAACATTATGGACAGCGTTGTGGATATTGTGGATAACTACAACACGCAGTAGCAGGAAAGCGAGGAAACTTAACATGACGGCAGAATTGCAGAGGGTAAGCAATGGGCCGGACCAGGTATTGATTGAGGAAGCATACATGGCCGGGTATCTGGAAGCGGTGGAACATGAAAAAAGAAGAAAACAAGCCATAAAAGAGAAGAGGGAAAAGAAAAAATACTTTCTGACCCAAAAACTGTATGGGGTGGCAATTCTTATTTTTACGGCGGTGGCAGTTAAGATATTAAACGGGGATGCCACGATTGCACTTTTAACAGTTCCTTTAGGCGTGACACTTTTAATGTCAAAAGAAATGCTGATTATAAATGAATACTATTGGAAATGCGAGGACAACAAATGCGATTTGTAATAAACGGAATGAAATATGAAACTGACAACATGGAAATGGTTGCAGAGGTAAAGAAGTGGTACAAAGTAGACACTATATTGACCCGTGCATTGTACCCAGGAGAGGAAAGGGGACGGGAATATGCGTGCCAGTTATGGAAATCTAAAAAAGGGAATTGGCTTTTGACACATGAAGAGGATTACGGCATGAAGTACGGCCAGGCAATAAAAGAAGAGGAAGCGAAAAACCTTTTAATGAGATATGCAACGGGAATTTATGAAAAATTATATGGAGAATTGCCAGAAGCATAAAGACAAAGCGAAACCCGGTTGCGAGGTGGGGAACCAAAACAACCGGGTTGGAACTTAACAAAGACATTATAACACAAGATATAGAAGAATAAAAGCGGTTTCAACTATATATAGGGAAGAAATTGCACGAAAGGAAAGGGCCTATTATGAATATGGTTTGGATGATTGTTTTAATTGTGGTGGTAGCAGCAGGACTGGCGACCGCATTTACACTTTTAGGGTATGCAGTCATCAAAAAAGCCCTGGAAGAATGTTTTTTGGATTGATTTATTAAGGCACAGCCCGGCGGTTCCCGTCCTTGTAATGGGTATTAACATATCAGACACCTATATTTTTATTTAGATATATAGGGGATGAAAGGGGAAGGGAAAGGAACAGGGTTTTTACATAAGGTGGGGACTATGAAGAAACGCTTTTATGATAATTACGATTATGAGGAAGCATACCAGAAGCAATGCGAGAAGTTAGAAGAATGGGAATTGGAAAAGTTGATGAAAGACGGAAAGGTGGCGTACCTTTATCGCACAACAACAACGAAGTCCCAGAACATAAAGAGTGGAACAACCCTTTTGGAAGCCCAGGTGTACCCGTCATTCACGAATAAAGCGGATATGCCAGTGACGAAGAAAAAGAGAGAAACCAGGCCGTCACAAAGCAACCTAAACGACAAGAACGCAAGGCGGTACATCATACGCCTGGCAAATATCAATTTTGGGAAAGGGGATATTTGGGCCACGTTTGGGTGGAATGATGATTGTTTGCCGGACAGCGTAGAAAGGGCAAGAAAGGACATAACGAATTTCATTAAGCGTATCAACCGCAGGAGAAAGAAAGCAGGATTGGAAAATGCAAAGTATATTTATATCCTGGCATTTGACGGGTACAAGCGTCCGCATTTCCACATTCTGATTTCTGGGGACGGAATAGACAGGGACCAGTTAGAAAAATTATGGGGAAAGTGTGACAGACCAAACACAAGACGGATTATGCCGGATGATAAATTTTTACTTACAGGACTGGCAACATATATCACACAAAACCCACATGGGACAAAGAGGTGGTGCCCGTCAAAGAACCTCAAAAAGCCGCCGGAACCAAAGCGAAGTTATTCAAAATTCAAAAAAAGCCAGGTGGAACGAATGGTAAAGAATTTTGACACATTAAAAAAACAGTTAGAAAAGGCATATACAGGATATGAATTTCTGGATGCAGAGGTTAAATACAACGGCATCAATGCGGCATTTTACATATACGCCCGTATGGTGCGGAATTGAAGCGAAAGGAGCGAAACAAAAACATGAAAATTATATCAGTCATCAACCTAAAAGGCGGAGTTGCAAAGACCACAACCGCCGTTTCACTGGCTGAATTGTTGGCAGAGGGGGACCGGCGGAGAAAACGCAAAGGCAGCAGGGTTCTATTGTTTGACAATGACAAGCAGGGAAATACATCCAGAATGTTTGGAGTGTACAACGGAGAGAGGGAAGCGGAAGCGTGCCGGATTATTAAGACGGGGCGGATTACTGGGAATATCCGGGACACGAAAGAAGAAAATCTGGATATTGTACCGTGTAATTATTTCATGGAATTGGCGGAATTGGAAATAAAGGCGGATAAAGAACACGCACAGCATGACCGTTATAAATCTGCATTGCATGAAGTTTCCGGGCAGTATGATTATTGCATTATAGACAATCCGCCGGATTTAGGAATGAATGTGATAAATGCTATGGTGGCAACGCATGAAATTATAATACCCGTCCGCTTAGATGCCTATTCCCTGGACGGCCTGGAAGAACTGGTGGAGCAGATAAACCAGATACGGGCGTTAAATCCAAAGGCCAGGATTGCCGGGGTACTCATTACAGATTTTGAAAAATCAGATACAAGCGAAGCGGCAGAAAGGTGGTTGAGAACAAAAAGCGGCTGTCATGTGTTCCAGTGTAAAATCAGACATTCCAAAAAGGCCAAGGATGCCACATTTTACAGGCAGACACCGACACATTACAGTGTAAGGAGTGGAGCCGCCCAGGATTACAAAGCGTTTACGGAAGAATATGTGCAAAAGTTTGGGCATCTGGCAGCAGAGGAAAGGAGATAGAAAAAATGGCATTTAACATCATGGACCTTATGAATGCAACAACCAAAGCGGCAGCAGGGGAAAACAACGAATACCAGGAAATCACGTTAGGCATCCGGGACATTGTTGTGACAAAACATAATAAATACAGCATGGACGGATTGAAAGACCTTGCGGCAGGAATTGAAATGGACGGGTTGCAGGAACCACTTGTTTTAGGGCAGATAAACGGGGAATACTGGCTTATTTCTGGACACCGCCGCATGGCCGCATTAAATATTCTTGTGACAGAGGGGAAAGAAGCCTTTGAAACAGTCAAATGCAGATATAAGCAGATGACAGAAACAGAATTTAGAATTGCCCTTTTGGTAGGAAATACGTTTAACAGAAAAATGACAGACTATGACCTTATGACACAGGCGGCAGAATGGAAAGAGGTTTTGACCCAGGCAAGAAAAGAGGGGCTTTTAATTCTGGAAGCCGGGGAAAGGGTCCGGGACTATGTGGCGGCGGCCATGGGGGAAACAGTGCCGAAGATAAGGGACTTAAACACCATAGACGGAAACGCCACACAGGAAGTAAAAGAGCAGTTCCAGAAAGGCAATATGGGCATTACGGCAGCCCTGGAAGCATCAAAGGCAGACGAGGAAATACAAAAAGAGATTGCCCAGGCATCCGAAAGCAAAGGTGGAGTGGGTGCGGAAGAAATAAGGGCAATGACCGAAGAGAAGAAAGGCAGAAAAACCAAGGAAGAGGAAACCAGGGAAGCCAATGTGTCAGATACCGACACAACCGAAGAGGAAAAAGAAAATGCCCGGAAGCTTCATGCCGTAAAGATGATTGAAAAATATTATACATGGCTGAATGAAGAGGAAGTGGGGATTTTAGAAGCCATGTTGGAAGATTGCAAGCGGCGTAAAAGAGAATATGCCATTGAGGAAGAATGAGGGGGAGAGTATGAAATTGCAGAATATGAAACGTGGAGAAACTACGGAGCAGATAGCACTTTTTAACTGGGCAATGAGAAGCACACACGTTTTGCCGTGCCTTTCCCTCATGTATCATGTTCCAAACGAGGGGAAACGCACAAACGGCCCGGTGCTTAAAGCAATGGGCATGAAAAATGGTGTGCCGGATGTGTGTTTGCCAGTGGCAAGCCACAATTTCCATGGGCTTTACCTGGAAATGAAGTATGGGAACAATAAACCGACAAAAGCCCAGGAAGAGTATATGGCGGCATTACGGCAGCAGGGTTATAAAACAGTGGTTTGCTATGGTGCAGAGGAAGCAAAAACAGAGATTATGGACTATTTGCAGGACCCGGAACGGATGCCGCTTGCAAAGTGCATAAATGCCCCGTGGATTGACGGTATGTGTGACGGCGTGCCAATGCCTGGGCGGATGTTTGCAAAGGAACCGTGCCGTGGATGCGAGAAGCACAGAAAGACCAGGGCGGAAAGTGTGATTGAAGCCAACATGGCAGCAGTAGACGATTGCTTTAAAAGACCAGTTGTAAAAGCAATAGCAGAGTTGGCAGCAGGGAAACCATTGAAAAATATAACCCTGGAAGAAACACTGGAAACAATAAATAAAAATCTGGCATTACTGGTAAAAGGGGACTGGCTTACCGTGGAGCAGTCAGCGGCAGTGCTGACCGTTGCCATGGATGCTTATAAACAGGCAAGGAAAGGGAAAGGAGAATAAACACCATGAAGAAAAAGACAGACGGCGGCCATGAGATACCAGAAGAGGATTTAAGGGAAATGGAGCAGGACGGCGGCCAGGAAGTACCAGAGGGAGCAAAGACACAGACGGGATATTGCAGATTTTGCGGACAGGCCGGAATTATTCACGCATTAGAAGAGTGGAGCCAGGCAGAGGTTGACGAAGCGGCAACGTGTAAATGTGAATGTGACGAAGCCAAGAAGTACGCAGAAAGCAAAGAGCGTGTACAGAAAGCCAAGAACCGTATCAATGAATTATTTGGGGATAATGCAGAAAGGCCGATTGATACGGATGTTGTGGAAGTGATGCTGAAAACAGTGGATGCCATAGAAGCAAGACACATGAAAGGAATTACCATTGATGTTGGCATGGGCGTAAAAGCAAAGGTGGCGAAAATGGCAAAAGAGAGCATAAAGGTTGAGCGTTCCGAAACGTCAAAGAAAACGTATGAAGAGTAAACGGGGGGGCGGCAGTGAGTTGGAAAGACTGGATGCAGATATAAAGACGATTGCCAGAAGCATTATACAAGGCAACGAGAAGCGAAAAAAAAGAATAAGGACAGGCCGGGCAAGTGCATTTGATGAAAAGGCCGCCGCTATCGTGGAAGATGCTTTGCGTGCTTCATGCGGAAATATCGAGGGCATCCAGGCCAGGCGGCAGATGCAGGATAAGATATACAAGAGCATTGTATATAACACACCGTATGAATACATAGCGGATGCGGTTTGTGGCCGCCGCCAATTCTATGAATACCGCACAGAGTTTATAACACTGGTGGCACAGACTATGGATATGCTGCCGGAAAGGATAGAGAAATGAAAGTAAAAGCAAATGAAAACGGAATGGGTTTAACAGCAGGGAAAGAATACGAAGTATTGGACAAGTCGGCAGGATATTACAAAGTAATGTTGGACAATGGGAATATATCATACAGGAGAAGTGATTTATTTTCAGAGTTAGATAGGCAGCAGGATAACAAGTAAGTGGGTCAGAATGTAAGAGTGAAGTATATTATTATGGGCTTATGGGTGTGATACATTCATAAGCCTTTGAACATGAAGAAAGGACGGTGGTAGCAGTGAAAGAATATGCAAAGGATTTCTATAAGTCAGACGCATGGAAGAAAGCAAGGGTGGCAGTAATCAAAAGGGCAAATGGATTGTGTGAGCGTTGCCGGGCAGCAGGACAATACAAACCCGGTGTGATTGTGCATCATAAGAAATACATTACACCAGGAAACATACATGATGCCAAGGTAACACTGGACCTTAACAACCTGGAATATGTTTGCGAGGACTGCCACAACAAAGAACATAAGGCGAAGCCAAACAGCCGTTACACTTTTGATGCAAAAGGAAATTTGTTGCCGCCGAAAGAAAATAAACAGCAGACCACACCCCCCGGTACTTTATTTTTGACCGGGGAAAAAAGAACCGAGGGAGATACCTCAAAAAAACTCTGCAAGGTCGCACGCATATGAGGGGGGTTAAAATTTGACAGAAGATACAAAAACTAAGACGAAGAAAGAACCTAAAAGGGCAAACAAACTGACAAATGCCCGGATAAAAAAAGAGATAGAATTTTTACAGTCAATGTTTGCCGGGATTGATGACGAGGACAAGAAAAGCCTTGTAAATTCACTGGTTGAGGAAGCGGCATTTTTAAAAGTGGCGTGCTTCCAGGCAAAAGAAGAATTGAAAAAAGAGGGCCTTACAACGGAAACGGTAAACGCTTCCCAGAAATTTGTAAAAGCCCACCCGTCAGCCACAATTTATGAAAAATATTCACGCCAATATACGGCAATTATACACTCACTTATTGAGTATTTACCACCGAAAGAAAAGAAAAATATAAGCAGATTGGCAGCGTTACGGAATGGATAACAACTATATTTTCCAATACTGGGAAGCCATACAAAATGGCACCGTGACAGTAGGAAAATGGATAAGAACCATTTACAAAATATTGGTGGACGGATTAAAAAGTGGCAAATGGGACTATGACGAGGGCAAGGCAGAAAAGGCAATAAAATTCATAGAAAACTTTTGCCACCATTCCGAGGGCCGTAACGATTTACTGAAATTGGAACTATGGCAAAAGGCCATAGTAAGTGCCATTTTTGGCATTATGGATAAAAAGACCGGGTACAGGCAGTTTAGAGAAGTTTTTATTGTTGTAGCCCGTAAGAACGGAAAAACATTGTTTGCCGCAGCAATAGCGGCATACATGACATACATAGACGGGGAGTACGGGGCAAAGGTTTATTTCCTTGCACCGAAACTGGACCAGGCGGAACTTGTGTATGATGCCTTTTACCAGATTGTACAGGCGGATGACGAACTGGACAGCATTACAAAGAAACGCCGAAGTGATATTTACATCAAAGAATTTAATACAAGTGTAAAAAAGATTGCTTTCAACTCAAAAAAATCAGACGGTTTCAACCCTCAAATGGTTGTGAATGATGAAATGGAAGCGTGGCCGGGGGACCAGGGATTGAAACAGTATGAGGTTATGACTTCCGCCCTGGGAGCCAGAAAGCAACCGCTTATTTTATCCATATCAACCGCCGGATATATCAATGACGGAATTTATGATGAATTGATGCGGCGTGCAACCTCATTCCTAAAAGGCAATTCCAAGGAAACAAGAATTTTGCCGTTCCTGTATATGATTGATGACATAGAGAAATGGGACAGCATAGAGGAACTAAAAAAGAGCAATCCAAACCTGGGCGTTTCCGTATCAGAAGAATTTTACATTGAGCAGATAGAGATTGCCAGAGCGTCATTATCAAAGAAAGTTGAGTTTCTCACAAAATACTGCAATATTAAACAAAATTCAAGCGTGGCATGGCTTGACTATTGGGATGTGATGAAAGCGGTTAATGAGGACATATGCATTTCCCTGGAAGAGTACAGGGGTTGTTATTGTGTGGGCGGCATAGACCTTTCACGAACCACAGACCTTACGGCGGCATCAATCGTTATATGGAAAAAAGGAAAATGGAATGTGATAACAAAATTCTATATGCCAAAGAAACGGTATGAAGTGGCAGTAAATGAAGATAATGTGCCATACAACATTTACCGGGAAAAGGGATTTCTTGAAATATCCGGGGAAAACCAGGTGGATTACAAAGATGCGTACAAATGGTTTATTGACCTGGTAAAGGTATATAAAATAAGGCCGCTGAAAATCGGATATGACAGATACAGTGCAGGGTATTTGGTGGATGATTTGAAAATGGCCGGGTTTCAGACAGATGATGTTTACCAGGGTACGAACTTAACGCCAATATTAAACCAGTTTGAGGGAGATTTAAAGGACGGCAAGTACAATCTGGGAAATAATACACTTTTAGCATCCCACTTTTTAAATGTGGCCGTTGAAATCAACATGAATGATAGCAGGATGAAGCCCGTTAAGATTGAAAAACGTATGAGGATAGACGGGGCGGTTTCCGTGTTTGATGCAATGACAATGGTTTCAAAATACCACAGTGAGATTGGGAAGAAACTGTTAAATGAAGCGGCGTAAAGAACGCCGGGCAGCAGTCTTTTAAAGTGGGTCAGAATTTTAACACGAACAAATTTACAATAGGTCCATGGATGTGTTCCATGGGCTTATTTTTTTGAGGAAAGGGGGGTAATGTTACGGGAATTATAGCCAATGTATTTGGAGCCTTTAGGGCGAAGTACAGACCACTTTTATTGAGCCGTGGCGAGTATGTGCCAACGGGAACCCTACGGGACAATGATATTGTGGGAGCCATTGCGGATGCCATAGCAAAGAACGTGGGAAAATTACAGCCCCAGGTCATCCGAAAAGATGAAAAGGGAATGACAATAAAAAATGATTATCTGGCAAGGCTTTTGAAATTAAGGCCGTGCCCGGAAATGTCAACGTATGATTTTCTTTACCGCATAGCATCAGACCTGGTTTATACATCCAATTCCTTTTCTGTAATTTTTTACAATGAAGATTTTACAAGAGTAACAAGCATACAGCCGATTACAACAAAGAGTTACCGCATTTTTGAGGATGAACACAACAACATTCTTTTCCGCTTCCGTTGGGACTATGACGGGGAAACCTACACGGTGCCTTACCAGAATGTCATACACATAAAGGCAAGGTACAACAAAAAAAGGTTCCTGGGAACGTCCCCGGATATTGAGTTAAAGCGAAGCCTGGACCTTATAGAAACGTCCGGGGAAACAGTAAAGAACATTGTAAACCGTTCCAATTCACTTACCGGATATTTGAAATACAACAACCTGGCAGATAATGAAGAATTAAAACAGATTGCAAAGGATTTCCAGGACGCATATATGAACGCCGACAACGCCGGGGGTATTGCGGCAATTGACAGCACAGTGGATTTTAAAGAAATTGCACAAAGAACGCCAAACGTGCCGACAAACCAGATTACTTTCTTGCGTGATAACGTATATCGCTATTACGGAGTAAATGAAAAGGTTTTGACTTCCACACTGTCAGACCAGGAATGGATTAGTTTTTATGAAAATGTCATTGAACCCGTGGCAATCCAGTTGGGTTATGAATTTACCTTTAAACTTCTGACACCAAGGGAAATTGGATATGGAAACAAGATTGAATTTACAGCCAATCTTTTGCAGTACGCCACATTGCAGACCAGGGACACCATAGGCGGAAATATGTTTGACCGTGGAGCCATGACAATAAACGAGTACAGAGCATTGATGTATTACGGGCCAGTGGATGACGGGGACGTGCGTATGGTGTCACTTAACTATGTAAAAGCAGGGGACCAAAGCCTTTACCAGGTGGGAAAAGAAAACGGCACAGAACCGCCACCAGGGCAGCAGGACAAGCAAAGAAAGGCAATGGAAGCGGCGGCCCGTGCTTATTTTGAAACTATGAAAGGGGGTTAATAGGATGCCAAGGATAGAAAAAAAGTTTATTGCTTGCAAAGATGCCGCACACGCAACGGTGGGAAAATTCTATGAGTTTAAGAACGCCACAGAAACTTCCGTGGACCTGTATTTTTACGGGGATATTGTGAGTGACTGGTGGGGAGCCTGGCAGGAAGAGGACCAGTACCCGGAAGCAATCAAAAATTTCCTTGCAGAAGCAAACGGCAAGGACTTAAACATTTACATCAATTCCGGCGGCGGTTCCGTATTTGCAGGGATAGCAATTTACAATATGTTAAAGCGTTATCCGGGAAAGAAAACCGTCCATGTGGATGCACTGGCCGGGTCCATTGCTTCCGTGATTGCCTTTGCGGACAGTGAAGCACCCACTATTCCGTCAAATGCTTATTTGATGATACATAAGCCGTGGGCCGGATGCGAGGGAAACGCCATAGAAATGCGGAAAATGGCAGACACATTGGATGCCGTGGAAGCCGGGATTTTAAGCGTTTATGAAGAACACCTGGCAGAGGGCGTGGACATTAAAACCGTAAAGAAACTAATGGAAGAGGAAACGTGGTTGGACGGAACCAAAGCAGCGGAATATTTCCAGGTAAAGGTAGGGGAAGAAAACACCGTTGCGGCAGCGGTACAGGACTTCACAAAAATGTATTGCAGAAATGCACCAAAAGACCTGGTGGGAGCCGGGACGGCAGATAATGAGCGATTACGGCAGCAGGACCAGGAAAAAAGAAAAAGCATCATTGCACTTACTATGGCACACATGGGCCGGTAAGGAGATTGAAAGGAGAACAGACAATGACAAGAGAAGAGTTAATGAATATGTCAAAAAAGGACCTTAAAAACAGATTGGCGGAACTGGGAAAGAAAGCCCAGGCATTAAGCGGCCAGGAATTGACGGATGCCATGGATGAAGCCAGAAACATTGGGGAAATCCTGGACGAGATTAAAACCCGTGAAGAACTTATGGCGGCGGCAGCGGCAGCAGGAAACAATGACCCGGAGCCGGGAAAAGGAAGCGAACCGGGAGAGGGCGGCGAAGAGCCTAAAAACCAGATAAGAGCAAAGAACGGAAAAGCGTTAAAGGACGGAAAAGCCGTTTCGTACAAGGCAAAAGTCCTGGTAAATCCCCGTAACGCAATGACCACAGAAAGGGTGGCAATGCCACAGCATAGCAGCACAGAAATTTCCCCGGCGTTCAACAATGTTTCTTCCCTCATTGACCGTGTAAAAACAGTACCTCTTCCAGGCGGCGAGAGTTACAAACGCCCTTATGTTGTTTCTTATGGGGACGGAGCAGGAAGCACAAATGAAAATGCGGACTACAATGTTTCCGAACCGGAATTTAACTATGCGGAAATTGTGCGTGAGAAAATCACGGCATATGCAGAAGAGCCGGAAGAAATGGTTAAATTGCCGGATGCAGATTATGACAGCGTTGTGGAAGAAAGCGTGACCCGTGCAATCAAGCGTTACGCATCCCGTCAAATTTTGGTGGGACCTGGTGGAACTGGAAAATTCCGTGGTATTTTTTTCAATCCGTCAGAAGAAAAAGAACAGGTTATTGACCCGGCGACAGATATTACAACCATTACCGCTATTGATGACGGAACACTGGATGAAATTATTTATTCCTATGGTGGGGATGAGAACGTGGAAGATATTGCCGTGCTTATTCTTAGCAAGAAAGACCTTAAAAAGTTTGCAAAATTAAGAGATAAGCAGGGCCGCCGTGTTTATACCATTGTAAACCATGGAAATACAGGAAGCATTGATGAAGTGCCTTACATCATCAATTCCGCTTGTGAAGAGATTGGCGGAACGAAAGACAAGTATTGTATGGCTTATGGCCCTATGAGCAATTACGAAGTTGCTATTTTCTCTGATATTGACGCAAGAAAATCTGAACATTACAAGTTTAAACAGGGACAGATTGCATACAGGGCGGACGTGTTCATGGGCGGAAACGTAGTTGCCAAAAACGGATTTATCCGTGTAAAGAACCCGTCAGCGTAAAAAAGGCAGGAAAGGCGGCGGAGCATGAAAAAAGAAGAATTGATTGCAAAAGCCAAACTGAGGGTGCGTAAAACGTCAAAAGATATTCTGGACGAGGATGTGGGGCAGCTTGTAGAAGTTGCCCTTGCAGACTTGAAAAGAATTGGTGTGCATCCCTCATATTTGGAAGAGTTAGAGGACCCGTTAATTGTGGAAGCCGCCCTGGTTTATACAAAAGCCAATTTTGGGAACCCAGAAAATCACAATGAACTAATGGCATCATATGACATGATTTGTACGAAAATCAAAGGCGGTGGCTACCATAGAAGCAGAAGTTAAATTACTGACAAAAAAGAACCAAAAAGAATACCTGGAAAAGGTAGTATTTGGGGAAATAAACCCGGTTGGACGTGATGAATTTACGGCAGCAGGGCAGAGGGATTATAAGGCATCCGCCATGGTGGAAGTATGGGGATTTGAGTATGAGAACCAGACAGAAATTGAGATTGAGGGAAAGAAAATGACTATCTATCGTACATACGGGCCGAAAAGCAACGGGAAAATAGAACTTTACGCAGGGGAAAGGGTGGGAAGAGGTTGAGAGCAACCATTGACAACCTGGATGAAGCCATAATGGCGGAACTGGAAAACTGGAATGAGGAAATCAAACGTGCGGTAAATGAGGGATTGGAAGAAACCGCAGCCGTGGCAGCAGAAACACTAAGACAGGGCGGACCATACCAGGAAAGGACCAAAAAATATACAAGAGACTGGACGCATGGCGTAAGAAAACAAAGAGCGTCAGCGGTTACAGGACTTAAAGGGTACACGGTGTACAACAAAAAATATTATCAGTTGACGCACCTACTGGAAAAAGGGCACCAGTCAAGAAACGGCGGAAGAGTAAGGGCGTTTGAGCATATCGGACCAGTCAATGACACCCTGGGAGATTTGGCGGCCCAGAAGATAGAAAGAAAAGTGAGGGGATAGGATGACAGCGGAAGAATTGATACAGAGGGCAAAGGATTTTTCAGAGAAAAATAACGTGCCAATAACCAAAAATCAGTTTGAGGGAACCGTGGATGACCCGGTGCCACCGCTTCCGTATATGGTTTATCTTACACCACATGAAACGGGAAGAGGGGCAGACGGATTGAATAACCTAAAGGCCCAGGAAATTGATTTTGAACTTTACACCATGGCGGATGATGAAGAACGGGAAAGACTGGCGGCGGCGTTTGAAATGGAAGTGCTGCCGGATGTGGAGTATGACGCATATCTGGCCCAGGTAGCAGATGAAGATTGTTACCAAACTGCTTATGAAGTAAGGGGATTGTTGAAAAAGACGAAAGGAGCAAAGAAAGCATGAACAAAGAAAGCATTGTTTTAGGTTCTGGCGATTTGTATTGTATGGAATTTACGGGAGTGGGGGAAGCATTGCCGGAAAATGCAGTGATAGAAACAGAAGAAAACCGCCTGGGGCATATCAAGGGTGGTGCAGAAATTGAATATGCACCGTCATTCTATGAAGCCAAAGACGATATGGGAAAGGTTTCTAAGGTTATTATTACAGAAGAGGAAGCAACCCTTAAATCTGGAATTATGACATGGTGCGGTACTACATTACAGAAGTTATGCCAGACGGCCAGAGTAAAGGAAGAAACAGACAAGAAAAAACGCATTGTGAAGATTGGCGGAATTGGAAATGCAGACGGGAAAAAATATATTCTTCATTTCGTACACAAGGACCCGGCGGACGGGGATGTAAGGGTTACGATTGTAGGAAATAACCAGGCTGGATTTACCATTGCGTTTGCCAAGGACAGTGAAACGGTCATTGATGCAGAATTTAAAGCACAGCCTATGGATAAAGAGGGTACTTTAATTTTGTACGAAGAAGATATGGACACAGAATAAAAACAGGCACACAGGCGGCCAGGGAGTAGACACCCAGGCCGCATTTTTGGATAAGGAGATAAAAGCATGGCAGTAAAAGAATTTAATTGCAACAAACTGAAAAGAACATTTTGGCCGTTCACTTTAAAAGACAAGGTGGGAGAAAACGGGGAAGTCCTGGAAAAAGGAAAGAAAATTGTGGTGCGAATGCCACAAAAACAGGTATTTGAAGCAATCAAAGACCTGGAAGAAATGGACGAGGAAAACGCCAAAATTGAAGATACAGACAGCATTTACAGATTGTTGGCGGCGGTGCTTAACAACAATATGGGAAAGGTGCCTGTAAAGGCAGAAGATGTGGAAGATTATGACATTGAAGAATGCACCGCAATTCTGAAAGCCTATATGGAATTTGTGGACGAACTTAAAACGGACCCAAACTAAAAATGCCCTTTTATCCAAGGCAGGATAAAGGGGATGAAATACCATACACGCTACACACCAGGCCGGAAAAGTTGGTAATGGATTATTGCCATATTGACATTTACGAAGTACAGGAAATGGAAATTGACGTGTATTTGTTTTTTATGCGTGAAGCAATGATTTTTGAAAATTCCAAGACCGAAGAGGGACGGGAGTATTTAAAGAATTGTTGGCGTTTGGAGCAGGAAAAACCAGACCGTGAGGGATTGCGGAAAAACTTTAAGAAGAAAGGGGGTTAAACGGTGGCAAATAGTAAAATCCGAGGTATAACCATTGAAATTGGCGGAGATACAACAAAATTGGATAAGGCCCTGGGCAGTGTCGATAAAAAAATAAAAGGGACACAGGTAGAGTTAAGAGAAGTAAATAAACTTTTAAAAGTAGACCCGACCAATACGGAAATGTTAGCACAAAAACAAGCACTTTTGACGGACGCTATTTCAGAAACCAAAGAAAAATTGGACATTCTGAAAAATGCAGAAAGCCAAGTGCAGGCACAATTCGCACGGGGCGAGATTTCCGAAGAACAGTACAAGGCACTGACAAGAGAAATTGGAAGAACGGAAGTTGAACTGGCAAACTTAGAGGAAGCAGCAAAACAGACGGACAACGCAATTGAGCAGTTGGGGAATGCTGCCGAACTTTCCGGCGAAGAACTGAAAGAAGCACAGGAAAAGGCCGGAGCCTTTAAAGATAAACTGGACGGAATGGCGGGCACGGCAGTAACAGCGGCAAAAGCGTTGGGTGCCGGGTTCGTGGCAGCCGCTACATATGCAACGAAGTTTGAAACGGATTGTGACAAAGCCCTAAACACTGTAATCACACAGACCGGGGCGGCGGATGCGGAAGTTGAGGGGTTGGAAGAAACCCTTTTAAGCATTTACAAGGACAATTTCGGCGAGGATATAAACGATATTGCAACGGCCATGTCAGCGGTGAAGCAGCAGACAGGGCAGACCGGGGAAGAACTGAAAAACACCACGGAACACGCCATTTTAATGCGTGATACCTTTGATATAGACGTAAACGAAAGCATCCGGGGCGTAAATGCTATGATGAAACAGTTTGGCATTTCCGCAGATGAAGCATACAACCTTTTGGCACAGGGGGCACAAAAAGGATTAAACCAGAACGGGGATTTGGCCGACCAGTTGGCAGAATATTCCGTTTATTATGCTGATTTGGGACTTTCTGCCGAGGACGCTTTTAATATGATTGCCAACGGAGCAAAAAACGGTACATTCCAGGTGGATTACTTAAATGATGCCGTGAAAGAGTTTGGCATAAGAGTGAAAGACGGAACGGCAGATGACGCATTTAAAACCCTGGGGTTAAATGTTGACGATTTAAAAACAAAGTTTGCACAGGGGGGAGAGGGTGCAAAGGAAGCGTTCCAGATTGTAAATACGGCCCTTTTCTCATGTGATAATGAAGTGCAAAGAAACCTTTTGGGCGTGGCACTGTACGGAACCAAGTGGGAAGATTTGGGAGAAGATGCCGTGCGTGCCCTGGTAAATACACAGGGAGAGATTACCGCAACCAATGACGCACTGGGAACGATAAATGAAACAAAATATGATGACCTGGGAAACCAGATTGAGGATTTAGGGCGGAATATCAAGGTTGACCTTATAAAACCCGTTGGCGAAGAATTAAAGCCAGTTATCAGCGAGGTAATAGGAGAGGTAAAAAGCAAAATCCCAGAAGTAAAAACCATTGTGCTTACAGTCA